CTTTTTCGGGTATATCGGTTGAAATATAGGCTTTAAATGTTTTCTCAATGTCATTGTTTACATTCTTGATTGCTCGCTCATATGCCTTAATTACACCGTCCTTAACACTGTCCGCTTGCGATTGCAAATATGTTTCAACTTCAACGGCACGCTTTACCCAATATGCCTTACTCCTCATTGTAATTCATCTTTCGTGCGGTACTTTCAGCGATACGCATATCTTCGGCAGACTTTTCAGCCTGCTCTCTGCGTGCGATTTCAACTTCTTCCTTTGCGTCTGTGATGAATGGCAAACGTTCAAGTAATGTTTCGTCAGACGCAAGACCTTTGAGGTAATTAATCATCTGTGCTATTTCAAGTTCGTTTGCAGGCAAGTTATATGTAAATCCTATATCAACTCTGTGCGACGGCACTTCTTTCATTGCGTTTAATGTCACTAAGAAATTGTTGTAAATCTCCAAACGTTTTCTCAACGTCTTAGCAAAATTACGTTCTTTGTTCTTGACGTGCTGTTCAAATCCCAACAGCTTGTACTTTATCGCTACACCCGACAAGTTGTTGCCGAAACTTTCGTCCGACAGGTCGGGAACGTGTGACAAACGGTGTATATCGTCCTTAATATCATCACGCAACACCTTTGTATCAGCCTCGTTCAGCACCTTTGACAGATACTCCGCCTTTGCGTCACCGTCACCCATTAAGATACGTTCTACCAATAATTTTTTTGCCTGTTCGGTGTCAAGGTCGCAGTTACACAAAAACAACAGCGAATTAACGAACTGTTCCTTGTCATTAATTCTATCTGACATCAACACATTGTATGCGTCAATCTGCGTTATAAGCTGTTCAAAATCGCCCTGCATTTCCGTATTATTTCTGTATTCGATAATAGGTACATCAAAAAAGTAATGCGGTTCAACATTTTGCAATGACAACGCCGAATAACTGTCAAGACCTGTGTATGTATATATAAACGATTCATCATACACGCGACAAATACTGCCTGTGCAGTAGCCGTCAAGGTCGTATTTTTTGTAGTAATACACCGCAAACAACGGCTTTTCAAATGCCGACTGTGAGTAACATACAAATGTATGCTCCGGGTCCAATCGCACACTTCTCGGCTTGCTTTTTTCGTCTGCATAAATCAGTTCATATGCTTTGCCGTAAATGCTCATATTCTTTACGATTTCACTGTCCACACTCGGCATATCCTGTTCCAAATATTCGTTTTTGATTGCCTCAATATCGTATTCGTCCGACACCGCATATGTTACGGGATTGCCGACAAGATAACTCTGCGTCATATCTGTTATGTACTTTGCGTGATTACACATTATGCGGTTGTTTGCCACGTTTTTGCCCCTTTTTCTGCGACTTAAAATGCGGTGATCGCCCATATAGTAATCGTGCAATAATCGGTATCTCTGTCGCTCTCGCTCGTGCCGTTCAATCAATTTTGTTATGATAAACGGTGTCACACCGCCTGCGACTATATCTTCATCAATTATCATATTCCGTACTCCTCTCGTGAATATATTTTAGCCTTTTTATCCTTTCGCCAGCTCTCGACACCGTAACGCAGTGCCGCCATTGCATCATCAAATACATTAACAGGCTCGTCCATATATTCGCCTGTCTTTTCATCTACTCGCCAACGCCATTGCTGTATCTCTTTGATTACATTCACGCATGACGGGTGTATGTGTATCTTCCTGCCTTTCAGCCAATCTATTTGCGATTGAATACTGTTCGGATTTTTAACAACCGCCCTTGCACGATAGCCGGCTTTACACCACATTTTTATACGGTCCGGCTCTGCACTGTCGCACCACATTGCAAGACTTTTACTGAACTTCCCGTCAGCCTTAGTGATAATCTCTGTCGTATCCATTTCGTGTACATACAGTTCATTACAAACGTAAATATCGCCGTCCTTATAACCTAACGTTAATATGGCGTTTGCGTGATTAAATCCGAAGTCCTGTCCTATTGCCATAGCGTCAAAACGGCTCATATCTGTATCAAATTCTTCAATGCGATAGTTCGAGAATATCAATCCGCCTGTTTCGCCCCATTCGCCCAAGCCGTAAATTCTGTAGCCCTCAGGGTCAACTTCTTTACGACGTAGCATACGTTGTCTGTATGCCTCGTCACAAAATCGGTTTGTTAAATATGTGCTTTGGTGCGTTAAGACGTTATCGTCCTGTATATCGAAAAACACTTTCTTTATCCAGTGACTTGACGATACAGGGTTAAATGTCAATTTTATCTGATAAAAAAGACCGTCGGGGAGTTCACCTCTCAAACGGTCATCTATAATTTCAAAATCCTGTTGTACAAGCTCCGTAGCCTCTTCAATCCATACATCTGTCAATTTACCGTTCGCAAATGTGATTGATTTCAGTTTTTCACGTTGCTTGTTGTCGTTGACACCACGAAATATAATCTTGTTGCCGTTGACACAGGTAAATGATAACGGACTTTGAGTGATTCTCCACGCTCTGCCTACTCCCATTCGATTTATAGCCGATTCGAGTTCGGCAAACGTACTGTCACGGTTAGTTATATCGGACTTTCGCACACATACAAGATTGCGTCCTTTGTCACGCATTAAACGAAGTATGTACAGTTGTGCAGTATCAACACTCTTGCCACTTCCGGCACTGCCTTTCATTACAACGTAACGTTTCTTGCATTGATGTACAGGCTTGAATATCGGATTGAACGGTACTGTTATTTTGTTCATTCGTCCTCACCGCCGTAGTCAATTTTAATGCTGTAGTCCATATCACCGTCAACGTTTAATTTGTCTGTAAACAATGCGTAGTATTTACCCAACATTTCCGCAGCTTTGTTTACGTCCGACACCTTTGTCGGTATTTCAACGCACATCGGCTGTTCTGCTTCGTCAATGACCTTTTTACCCTTGTCATCGTAATACGACTTACGGGCTTTACACGTCACTACAACCGTTTCAGGCTTCTCACGACGCATAACGGCGGTTAACGTCTTTAACACCTCGTCCTGCTTAGCAATAAGAGCGTCCTCTTTCTCTTTTAGCCGCTTTTGAATATATTCCTGAATTTCAGGTTTCTTCAAGTTTTCATTTCCAATCGAATACGCCGTCTTTTCCGAATATCCCGCTCTTAACGCCGCTTGCGTTGCATTCAAATCAATCAAATATTCCTCACAAAACAACTTTTGCTTTTCAGTCACTCTTATCACCTCACTTTCACATTTTCTGTTTGATTACATCGTATAACCGTTTTTTGTCAACGCACGTTTAAACGCTTTGCGTTTATGTCGACACTCGCACCAATTTTTATTATCCTCGTTCCATTTGCGTATGAACTTCTTGCGTTCTCGTTCGTATCTTCGTTTTTGCCAATATACCTTTATTCTTTCAAACATACTTATTTCCTCCAAAAATAAAAACAGACTGCATGATTAACACATACAATCTGTTCTAATTGAACAGCAGGCTTTGAACCTGCAACCTCCGCAATCAGATTATATAATCCTCTGCGACGCTCTAACCCGTTGAGCTATGTTCTGTACTTTAATATCTCCATTCCCACCAATCACACGAGATATTCACCCATCATCTCACGATGATACACTACCTTTTTTATGAAAATAACGAGCGGTAAGATATAGAACACAAAATATTGCACTGTATATATGTTTTGCATTATTTTTTGTTTGCTCATTCTTTTCGCATTATAAATTATACCATAGAAAAAACGAACAAAACGAACAACTTTATATTTTTTTTAAAAATCTATTGTGCGTCATTCTTACAGCATCAGCCGAATTGCCACCACCCATCTTGAACGCTATCCACTGCCACGACGGCATTACCGTTCCGTCTATGTATCTGTATCGGAATATACGACGTGTTTCACTGTCGGATATTGTAGCGACAAATAATTCAATCTTTTGTTTCTGCTGTTCCAATCGCTGGCGTAATATAATATCATCTGAATGTTCCGACGTTACGCCCGATACTGACATACAGTGTTTAACATACGGAAATTCACTGTCAGAGCCTGTGACAGTACCGTGTACCGTATTACTGTTTATCCTGTCGTTTACCTCGTTCAATTCCGCAACAATACTGCGATACTGCCTTAGCTCCTCTTTCGTCAAATCAATTCCCCCTGTCTAAATATTCAATCCGTCCGTCTGAATGAAATATCATTTTGCAATCATTGCGGATTGTATCTTTAATTGTTTTTATTCTGCCGTTCATCATATCCATTAATACAAATTTTGCAGTTTGTCCGATGTCCGCCATACGTTTTTTACGCCAACCGAATTGCATATATAACGGATATAGCGCCACAGGAAGTATCGTCTGCATTTTGTATATAATCATCTTCATACCATCTTCGTCAACGGTATCTGTTTTCAAGGTCAACGGTTTAAAATCTGCCATTAATGACTGATAATCAAAATCACATTCAGACTTAATTTCATCAGTAAGTTGTATTACTGTTCGTGTTTCGTTGCCGATGTGTTGTAAATAATTATGCGCATATGTTATGTATCGTACCAATCGTTTTTGATTCCAACCGTACTTTGTATGCAGATACCATACAACAAACACAACTGAATTAACTATTGCCTCTTTGGTTGCCTCGACTTCAACAATCTTGTAGGCTTGCAGTGCCTTTTTAGTATTAAATTCCTTGACACCATGCTTTTCAGCTACTTTTTTGAAATTTTCAACCAATGCTGATTCTTCCTTGCATCGTTCTACCTGTTTCAATCTCTGCCGCATTTTCTTGCGTTTCTTCGCTATTTTATCTTTCACGCTCTACTCAACCTTTCTTGTCCGGCACATACTCCGGACACTTTTCAATCCTATACGAATCGTATGTCTTGCGGTGTACCTTTTCAGCGGTCCAACCCTCCACAGGCTGAAAGCAACTGCTCCACGAACACTCGCCGCAAGCTTTCTGACACGCCCAACATAATTGTTCTTTAGCCATTTTGTACCTCGTCTAATCTCTGAACATACTCGGTAAAATACCATAGCAATTCATCTCTGAATACTTCAATAGCTTCTTCGGCTTTTTCTTTGGTGGTGAAATATATTGTATTAGGTAATCGCATAATATAATAATACTCTGCGTACATTTCTTCAGAACTATATATAATAAACCACTTCTTTTTACTTTCATTGTTCCAATCTTCTTTGGAAATAACCTCGTCGTTTTGTGCCTGCCATTGTCTAAGTTGACGGAGTAATCTGTCTGCTCTTGCATTGTTCTTGGCAATCACCTTATCATTGTAATAATTGCCCTTATTATAACATCGCTCATCCGTTTGGTCATTAAACTCTGTAATATTTAACATACTATCGTCTTCTGTATTAATTACATAATATGTTTCACCTTTTTTAATCCTCTCATATCCAGTTTTAGGTTTATCCTCAAGCAATCCCAACTTTTTTAACTGCTCAAACAATATTGTCTCTTTTAACTGTTCCTCGCTGATTTCAGCTTGAACGCTTTTATCGTTCACTTTCAACTCTACTTTCATTTTGTCCCTCACTTTCCGGTAGTTCAATACCATATTCTCGTAGTTTATCAATTACTTCGTTTACACTTCTTTTGCCTAAATTCCTTACATTGTGCAACTGCTCAACACTTTTAATGTCACCTAAAATATTTATACCGGCACGTTTTAAACAGTTATGTGTACGAACTGTAAAATCGCATTCTTCGATTGATATTTTGCTCGGTATTACATTTTTGTTTAACGTATCTTGCAATCTCTGCCTTTTGATGATTGATATTGTAAACCAATTCTTGCGTGTTTAAAGAATTTATATCAGTCATTGTTCTACTCCTCCAATTCAATGATTTTAAATATTTCACTTTGTTGTTTAGCACCGTCAGTTTTATCAATAATGCCCTGTTTTATTGCAGTATATAAATCAGCTAATCGTGCGATGAT